CGAATTTTAGACGCATTGAAATTCAATAGATACAATCCTTCCAAGCTCCTCACCCGAGACAGTGCGACGTAGGTTTGACCATATTCGAATACGGTCTGACCAATGTCAATGGCGGCACAGTCTAAGGTAGAACCTTGAATTTTATGAATGGTCATGGCCCATGCTAGACAAAGCGGGTATTGCTTCACGACGATGGAAGGGAATTCCGAATGTTGAAACTCGTGTGGGTCGATAATCGCTATCGTTCCATTGGTAAAGGTCACCTGTGGTTTTCCCATGATAAAATCTGTAATCACTCCTTGTGAGCCATTACAGATTTTAGAAGACAGGTTTCGCGTGCACATCACAAAGGCTCCCTTTTTCAACGAGATGGGTTCCAGGTTGTTCGCTTTCATCAGGTTCTGCACCTCATAATCGCGCGCCGACGGGTTCAAATGCTTACACTTCTTCATGGTATTCGCGTCAATCAGACGACCGTCCGTATAGGTGATTGCATCGAGCTTAATCTCTGGCTTAAAGATGTATTCCTTTTCCTTGAGGTTGCCGTATTGAAGCGAGTTGAAGGCACCGGCATTCGAACGAGTTGGGAACAAATAGGTCATGTTTTGAGACATGGGGCGGTTCAAATACTTTTGTAACACCTCCACGCTCTTCATGCTGATGTTGCCTACACGAACCTCGTTCAATAATTCAATGTATTCGGGGTCGGACTGGCGAAACAAGGTTTTCAAGACGATGTGCTGTTCCTTGGGGAAAGTCTTGAACCATTCGTCTGATTCAAAACAGAATTCGGTCTTTTTGTCGGCAGACACGGGAGGTAACTGAAAGAAGTCACCTACAAAGACCAGCTGTAACCCACCAAAGGGACGTTCGTTCTTACGAAACGATTGCCCCACTTGATTCAATAAGTCAAAGTATCGTTTCGACATCATACTAATCTCATCCACGATGAGAATTTCAGCGGCTTTCCATTTCTTCTCAATCTTCTTCTTGGAAAGAACCACATCCAAGATTTCATCATCCGTCATGCTATCCTTGGACCAATAGAGTCCGCTCCATGAATGGATAGTAGAAGCGTCACACTCGAGAAGCATCGCTGCGCAACCCGTCATGGCACACAAGATGGATTGAGGTTTCTGCTTCAAGAACTCTTTTATCAGATGGGTTTTTCCGCTTCCTCCAGACCCACTGAGAAGGATATTCTCTCCATTCATAAACCTAGAAAGGGCGATAGTTTGTTCTGCAGAAAGAGTGTTGGTCAAAGAAGCCATGTTGTTCAGTCTATCTCATGCTTTTCAACGTATTCAATTTTAGGGATGGCCTCAATCATCGGAAGAGTAAACGTATATTCAATGTAATGTTTCGAATGATTGTATTTGATTTTATATTCATAGGCCACTTGATTTTTATGAGAAATCTGTCTTAACACCGTAATAAATTTTGAATAAGTCACCTTATCAAAATCAACATAATGTTTCTTTGAATCATAATAAAAAGGATACATCCTTTCAAAGAATTCTTGGATAGAACCATTATAAATGCCTCTTTTATAATGGTTTATATTGACGAGAACAGTGCCCTTTTCCAAGGTGCCTAATTTCTCTAAAAAGTCGGTAAAAAAGTCGATAGGTGACTTCAAGGTCTGGTTTTTATCCACCATACATTACTCAACTATTTTTAAAAATACATAAAAACTCATTTGTTAAAAACAACAACATAAGTTTATGGTCGTTCCCTTCGTAAATTTGTTGAATATACGAACATAGCTTCTCAATATACAAATAATTTAAGCCCTTCCATTTTTTGCTTATCTTTAAATATTCATAAAGGAAATGATAAATATCCAATAGAGAATATCCTTTCTCATACTCTAAAAACAGGACTTGAACAGCGGCTTTGAGGTCTTCCTTCCCTATACATTCGAAAAAGAGGTCGAGTTGTCTCGGGTCGTGAATGTGCAAATAGGGCGTGAGGTGGTCTACCTTTTTCACTTGTAAAATATTGAGTTTATGGAAAAGGTTAAAGATGAAGTAAATGGATAGACTGGGTAGGGAAAACAGGGAGGCAAGTGAACCAACCTCCATGCCTTCAAGCACAAGGATACGGTCTACCAGTTGCCGATATTCGACCGTGGTCCACTCTTCAAAATAAATCGGGACAGTTCGTGTCTGTATGCTCTCTATAATTTTTTTGGTGCTTTCTGCGCCGAATGCGAAGACCACGTTTGGAAACTCTTCCATGATGATTTTCATATAGGACTGAATGATTTCGCTGAGCATATCAAAGTGTTCAATCAACACGACCTTGGATTTAGACGATACGGTCTTGCAAAAAGTCTTCAACTCGGTGAGGTCCAACTGGCTAGATAGGTCATTGAAGACATTGATTTCATACAGATGACTAAATTGCGAGGCATATTGCTTCAACATCTCTCGCTTAAAGGTGTTGATAGACCCCATGCACAGGATAGATTGATTTTTCTGCCTACATGTCTTGAGTTGTTGAACCACTTTTTCACACGATGGGCTAATGAGTTCATCAAACGAACGAGGTAAATACAGTTCTTCCATTCTGTTTTATATTCGCGAGTTCGTTTTAAATAAAGAAAACTTATATGTAGATTAAAGTATATGGACCCTTATCAAATCTTGAATGTTTCAAGGGATGCGACCGAAAGTCAGATTAAAAAAGCTTATCGCGAACTCAGTTTCAAACATCATCCAGACCGAAACCCTGGCGCGGATACATCTGCAAAGATGCAGCAAATCAACGAAGCCTATGAAATTCTAGGTGACCCTGCGCGAAAAGAAGCCTATGACCATCCTGTCAATCCCATGGAACAAATGTTGAATGAACTCTTCAAACGAGATGGTCGGGGATTTGACGAAGACCCCTTTATACAAATGTTTCAAGGGCATGGGTTCCAACAAGGGTTTCCACCTGGGTTTAATCCTGGATTTCCAGGTCATTTTCATTTCTCCACGATGCAAACCACCCTGGAAACGAGTGTCGAGCTCACCTATGAACAGGCCTATCTTGGACACAGTATACCGATTCTGGTCGAACGGATTGTTCAACAGGGTGGAAACCATTCTAAAATCACCGAAAAGATTTACGTGAATACTTGTCCAGGCATAGACCATGGCGAATGTATCGAAATCCCAGAAAAGGGAAACCAATTTCAGCAACACAAAGGAGCGTTGCGGGTATTGGTAAATGTGAAACCACACTCGATATTTCAACGGAGAGGCATAGACCTCGTCTATCCAATTCATCTGTCATTTAAAGACAGTCTATGTGGTTTCGAAGTAGCCATCCAACATTTGGATGGGTCTCAATACAAGATTAAGAACAATCCTGGAACCGTGATTTTGCATGGACAAGAAAAGAGCGTAAAAGGGAAAGGATTTATTCGAGACGACCGTAAGGGAGACCTCTTGTTACAGTTTCATGTGATTGCGCCTCCATCCCTTTCCTTAGAACAGGTCGCTATCTTGGAGCAAGTATTTTCAGACAAGGCAGACAAAGCAGATATTCCTACAGTAGAATAAAGATTTTGGATACATTTATTCATCAAGATATACTTCCCTTGATGACACGCAATCGTGTTCAAGTGACATGGAATTCGGTCTATATGTTCCTTACATTTTTGTAAGGCGGTTTGGTAAGGGTCCATCTTTATGAATAGACACAATCTTTAAATTTCAACAAGTATGGGTTCATCCGATGTTCGATTTCAGCCAAGCACAACTTGTATTCTTCGGTCGTGACATCGGTACAGTCCAACACCTTATACGCTTCGTCCAGTTGGCTCAACACGTCCTTGCGTTCTTTCTCTACGAGCTGGAGATTCGGTTCCGAGACAAATTGATGCGTTGTATCCAAATAGGATTGATATTCTTTTTTTGCATTATACCATTCACGATACTTGAGTTCTTCTTGGGTCTCTTCCTCCACCAAGGGATTGAGTGAAAAGGTGAGGGTATCTATCACAAAGCCATCGACCAAGACATCCAACTTGTTTGGGGCATAGGCACGAAGGGTTAAATCAAAAAAATCTTTACGTGTAATCGGATAGGAGCGCAATTGCACATTGTCTCGAACAAAAGGACGATTGCCTTCATACAGGTCGAGGTTCCCACGAAGTTTCATCTCGACGGTCGCCTCGACCGGTAACGCCGAACGTCGAGACAAAATGGGCCGCATGTTTTCTCCATCCCCTAATCCAATGTCTCTGTACATGGTCAATATAAAAGGTAGGCTTTAAATCTTTCGTGTTTTAGGGTTTGGGCTCTTCGTAGTAGACACATTCTTCTTTCTCGTATTCAAAAAAAGATTGTATGTGTTTCATACGACAATAATAATAGAATTCCTTGGTTCGACCCCACGGATGTCCACAAAAGGATATGCGTTGTTCGAGACCTTGGCCATGGTTTACCGTATAGAGGTGTTGAATATGGTGACTCATCTTTTCTTCACGACGTTGGATCCATGGAACCACAATCGATTCAAATGCAACACGCGATATACTCGAACGCATATGACCCATAAACTCTTTCAGGTCTGGACTCCCTATCAGTAAACGGTCTACCTCTTCCCTATGGGCGTCCAAGGAAGGATAACAGCGGATACAATACTCTGACCCAGTATCCATACATCCGCAGCCCTGCCATACGTAAATCTTTTCGGTCTTTCCTCCAAACAGCGAAAGGTCGATACAACCATGACTTTCTCCATAAAGGTCTCCGGAAAGCCTCATCTATTCTTCATTAATATTGTATTTTCTATTTATATGTATACCCGAAAACGGCGGAAACCTAAACATCGAGGTGGTGGTAAAGGGTCTATCAGAAGTCGACCCGTTACGAGGAGTCAAACCCCCAGTGGGTTTCGCCATAGTTCATTAGGATATAGCAAAAGATATCGCAAAAGTAAGGTTATACTACAAAAATGCCCATCCTTAAGTATGAGGGTTCTATTAAGAAAGAGTGGAGTGAAGACAAGGCATTCTAGAAAAGAAATGGCTTGTAGGATTACGCTACTCGAGAGATTGATCCTCGAAAAATTAGATATACAAAATGATGATGATGCCACCCGAAAAATGATAGATACAATGGTGATAGAAATATTATCATCAAACGATAAATTAAATCGGTTTATATCCATGAATGATAGCACTCCTTTTGTTGATTTAAAAAACTATAATGTGGAGAAGACGTTAACAGATATATTTGATATAAAAATCCACGGTGGTTCTATGGCAAATGAAGCATCAAATTCAATAACACCCAAAAGAATTCTAAGACCCATGATTTTTACAAGAGACAATGGGTCCATTCCTCATTATTTTATACTTTTTTATGAAGATGGAGAATGGTATATTTATTCCTCTTTTGGTAGTGATTATGTTTCGATTGGAACGCAGAAAATACAGGTAACCCAAGAAGAGATTGAAGCATTCATGAGAGCAATGGATAAAGACCCTCTTTTCCGTGACGATAAAGACAAAACCATCGTTCGAGAGTTTATGAAAACCTATTTTCTTGCAAACCCTAGACAAGCAAGAGTGAGAACTGAAAATAGTAAGGGTAACAACGTCGTTCTATATTATGGAATATGGAAAGGCGTTGACAAAGAAACCGAGGAATGTATTGATACACATTTACGTGTCGTATATGTGCCAGAAATAAAAACACTGGTAGATGAACTTATGCCACACTTATATCAAGCGCATAAACAGGAATTTCAAAAAGCAGGAATTAGACTTAACACTTCTTTGGCAGCGTCAACGAACGCCGTCTCTGTAGAACCCGGTCATAGGACGAATATTTAGGGTCTTTGATTTGCACAAGACAGCTTTTCATGCGTTGGATGCGCGTGCTCTCGTCCATGGGCTTGAGAATAGGTTTCACTGTAAAAAGCATGTATATATAGAATAGATTTTTAAATCAACCGATTGGATTGTTCATGACCGAAACCTTGATTTTATCCAACGCAGCACGCTCCGGCAAGGTCCAACGTATGAGGGTCAGGTCT